GGCCCAGCGACGACAGATCTTATTGTCGGAACATCAAATGCGCGCGGTTCCGCCACCAGGGTCGCCTTGTCTTCTCCCGATACATTCAGTCCGTTGGCCTCCCAGCGCTGCCTGTCGGTATCGGAAACGGCACCAAAAAACTGGCTCGATGGTTGCCAGCGCCGGTTATATTCAACCGAAATCCGCCAGGCTGGCGGTATCGTCTGCGACAGCGAAGCGCCAGCAATGTTTACTTGATTTGCCAGCGTCGACACGGTCGGATTCTCTGCTGGAGCGGCCACGAGCCCGGCGGTTAGCAACCCGAGTGACGTTATGCCCCACCAGCAGCCGGCACCGGTCGCAACATCGTCCAATGCCGTCAGTAGATTAACTGGCTCTCTCGCGTAATAGCCTACCGGGATATTAAGCTTGTCAATTTCGCCCATCGCAGCTGTGTCCACGGACATGGGCACATCCGCCGCCTGCGCCAGCGCTGTCAGTAGCCCGCCGATGCCAGACACCGCCGTTCCTATTGCGTTGCAACGGACCTGCCCACCCGCAGTAGATGATCCTAGGGTCACGGTCCCGGCTGCCGCGTCCACCCAATATTCACCGGCCGCAGGAGACGACGTAAGAGACGCGACCCAAGGGATGCCGCCAACCCTCAATTGTGTAACTTCCTGGATCGGGACGCGCGATATCCGATAGACCAGGTTGATTGAATCTTCCAGATACGGCTCAATGCTTAACACGGTGCCCCAGAGTTGCGGTCGGGGTTTTCCTACAATGTCCGCGAGGGCATCTGATGGATAGAGGTCTGACACCAAAGGAAGATCTATGTCCGTCGAGGTGTCGCCGGTGCGCACAGTCGCCTTGATCGTATCGTGCGTTAGGTCCGCGACCCTGCCGACATAGATCAGCTCGAGATCATCGACGAACCCGCCCTGCGGCGGCGGCCCCTCGTAAACCTTGAATGTCCTGCCGATCCAGTGATAGCGACTCCCGAAGTATGGCAGCACGTCCTCGTCGAGGGCGAATTCGATCGATCCCTGATTTGACAGCGCTCGCTGCGGTTGGCCGTAAGTCTGCACCGCGATTGCCGTGCCCAGCTGAATAGGCGTGAACAGCTTGGCGAGATAGTTCTCGGACGGCATAGAACGCGAGAACAGCGGACCGAAGCTGCATAGCCGCAAAGTCTGTATGGTCATGCTGACGTCATCATAGAGGTCGAACTCGACCGCGACCTGAATATCCTGCGGCGGCGCAACCTGCTGCGTCGGCCGGAGAACGATTTCGTGCGCAACGAGCGCGGCGGCCCCAGCAAAGGCGAGTCTGATCCGCGAGGTGACCCGCGGAAACGGCACCGCGAAACTGCCAGCGCCGGCAAAGCTTGCCGAGCCCCGGATTGGTGCCACACGACCGACGGCGACGAACGATCCGACCCCAGCAAACGAGGCGGCAGCGCGCACCGCGCTGATCCGAGCCGCAGCATTGAGCGCGCCGGCTCCGGCGAACGAGGCCGAGTCGGGATATTTGATGGTCTTCCGGACGTCGGCCACGAAAGCGCCGGCGCCATGATAGTAAACTGGGTCGACGGCAAGGATAGCCGTCCAAGGGAGCGATAGGCTGCCAGCGCCGGCGAAGCCGGCTGCCCCGCTCCATGCGGTCAGGCGACGTTCCTTCTAAGCGGCGCGCCTGGCTGCACTTTGCGATTGAGTGATGTCGCCTGCTCGAGCTGCGCCTTCTGCAACGCCGTCATTACGACCTGACCTCCCTGAGTCTGCTTGAGGAGCGCGGCCACGGTGTTTTGCAGAGTATCAATCTTGGCTGCCAGATTGTTGTTAGCCGGCGACGGCGGATTGACGCCGTTCGGGAGGACCTTATTGCCGCCCTGCTGATACATCCATTCCGGCCCGCTCTCGCCGACGAGTATCCAGCCCGGACGCGTCGACCCCGTGCCGGTGGCGTAACCTTGAGACCGCAACACCTCATCGAGGGAGACGCCAGGCGGTCCGGCTGTTTGCCAATTATAGGCGAAGAGCGCAGCCTGACTCTGAAAGTTGCGGGCCAGATATGGCGTCGTTTGAAAATCCTGCGTTATTGTTTGGCCGCGCACGACCGCCGCAAGCATGCGCTCGAGCAGCGACGCATCCCCATTCCCAAAGCCGAAGCTCGCAACAAACTGGTCGAACCATGTCGTAAAAATCTGCACCGCCGCGGCCAGCGTCTGCTGCTGCTGGACATACGCTTGGGAGGTTTGTTGCTGTTGCTGCTGCTGAGCCGTGAATTGCTGTTGCGTCTGTGCCCCCTGAGCGGCCACTGCTTGCGCTTGTCCGATACGAGCCGCCACCTCGGACGCCTGCTGCTGCTGCGCCGCGAGAAGGGCGGCTGACGGGGCCGTCGCACCTCCGGCAGTCGATTGCTGCACTGTCTGAGCAGCCACCGAAGTATCTTGCTGCAGCAACGCCACCGCGAGCTGCGCGCGGCTCGCATCGAGCTGAGTCAGCTGCCCCTGGCTGCTGGCTTGCGCCGTCAGTTGGCGCGATAGCTCGGCGGCAAAATTTGCCTCGTCCTGCAACGTCGTGTTCTTTACACCGGTTCGTCTTAGCTCCGCATCAGCCTGCGCCTGCAATAGATTGGACAGATCCTGCGCGGCCAGCGCCTCGGCCTTCAGCGAGTCACTCGTAATCCCCTGCGACAGGCCTTGGGCCGTGAGTTGCGCGATGACCGCGTTGAGGTTGTCAGCTTCCTGCTGATAGACATTGTTTTTGACGCCCGTTGATGCCGCCTCGATGGTCGCCTGCACCTGCAACTGATCGGCGATGGCCTTGAGGCTTACCGTCTGGTCCGATTGCACGCCTGACTGAACGTCGAGGAGATTCGCGAGGTTTTGGGCGCCCGTTGCCTCTATCTGATAGACGTTGTTTTTGATCCCCGTGCGGGCAGTCTCGATGTCTGCTTGGATTTGGAGCTGAGCGGAGATCGCCCTGAGCTTGTCAGCCTGGTTCGCCTGAGCTTGCTGCAGCGTCGTCGTGATCGAGCCTTCGGCAAAAACCGTCTGAGACACCTGAGCCAGCTGCTTATCGAGCTGATCAGCGATGCTCGTTTGTGCCGCGATTTGGTCCCGCAACTGCTGATTTACCGAGCCGGTAGTCTGCCGTTGAAGGTCAGCCTGCACCTGCAGATAGCTCAATATCGAGTGTGCCGCCGCGTCTTCCGCCCGGAGCGTCGTTTGAAGCTGCGCTCGATTGGACGCCGTTACGGTTGTCGTGCTCGCTGCTTCGACCGCTTGTTTGCCCGTCGAGATCGCCACGCCCTGCAACGAATTCGTGATCTGGTCGCGCAGGTCGGCCGTCTGTTTCGAGTTTCCATAGGCAGATTGTGACGCCTGGACGGCGGCAATTCCCGATGCCGTGAGGTTGGGGATCTCGCCGAGGTTGCCCGCCTGCACGAGAGCGAGTTCGCTCTGAAATTGTGCCTTGGCTTGGATCACCTGCTGCGCCGGCGTGAGCCCTGATAGCGGGCCGGTAGTGAGCTGCTGCAGCGCCGATTGGAGCGATTGGAGTTGCGAGGAGAAATCCGCTATCCCATCGCCGGCGCCCTGAGCCGCCTGGATGACCTTGATTAGATTGGCGCGGTTATACTCATAGACCTGGTTGAGATCAGCCCCAATCGATTGGGCCTGGGTCACGCGATCCTGACCGGCCTGCAGTTCCGCATCGATGACGGCCTGCACCGGATCCGTGATCCCCTCAAGCAACTGCTTGATTTGATCATTGAACGACGCCGCAGTGGTCGTGATCGCCGTCGTCGCCTGTTGCGCAGCCTGAGCGACTTTGATCAGGTTGGCAGCATTGTATTGGTCGACCGCGGCGAGATCGCCACTGACGGCCTCCGCCTCGGCGACGCGCCGGCGCCCCGCCTCGAGCTCAACATTCAGCGCGGCCTGTACGGGATCGTTAATTCCCACGATCAACTGTTGGATGCTATTATCGAACGCGATCCTTAGCTGATTGGCCTGGTCTCCATAAGACTGGAGGATCGGCTGAGGATTGAAATTCGGGTTGGCTTTCCCGGCCGCATCTAGAAGGCTGCTTTCGGCGGCGCCAAGGTTTTTCAGCGCCATCGCAAACTGCCCGACGCCGGTTCCGGTGACGCTCGATATCGCGTCGGCAAGTGTGCTTGATGCCTGGGCCGCGACCTGTTCGGCGGTTTGAAGTGTCTGAACGGAGCTTTTGGCGGCGTCCGTTACCCGTTGCAGATTGGCGACGTTGTAATTCGCAACCTGATCGAGGTCGGCGCCGAGCGCTTGCGCGTCGTCAAGTCGCCGCCGCCCGGCCGCGCGTTCCTGATCGATTGCCGACTGCACGGGATCGGTGATAGCCTGCAGCAGACCGGAGATCTGGGAATTGAACGCCCCCGCGAGTTGAGCCCTGGCGGTCTCGCCGAGGGCAGCAATCCCCCGGATGTCCTGCCCGGCGCTTGCCGCCGTCGAGGCAAACGATTGTACGGCATCGGCTATTTGCGCCAGCGCCTGAGTGAGCGGATCAGATGACTGAGTGAGCCCCTCCGCGCTCGCCACAATCCCATAGACATTAGAGGAGAAATCCGCATACAGCCGCGCCAAGGCCTCGGTCCGCTGGGGATCGATGTTGAGGTTTTGCTGAAGTGCTGCCGCATCGGCGGTCGCGGAATCGAAGGCCGCCATCAGCTTTTGCAGCGCCGCCGTAAAATTATCCGTCTTCGCAGATGGATCGCCGCTTATGGACGAAAACACCGCCGCCACGTTGTTCGTCAGGTTCGTCTGTAGATCGCTGGCGAGCCGCTCGACCGCCGCCGCCTGACGCGCCGAGATGTCGTCGATCGACAGCCCCAGCTGGCTCGCCGAGGCGGTCGCGGCCTCGAAGACGCCCTGCAGGTTTGTAAGCGCCTGCGTGAATACATCGGTCTTTTTTGCCGGATCTTCCCCGACGCCGGAGAATATCTGGTCGACGATCGACCCGAGATTTTTGTCGCGCAGCTGGTCTATCTTCTGCAATGTGTCGGCGTCGGTCAAATTGAGCGCCGACGCCGCGGCGACGTTCTGCTGATACGACTGCGTGAGGGAGCGCACCGATTGAGCTACGGATGATGTTCCAGCTATGCCTTCATCGAGCGCAGTCTTGAAGTCCTGGCGTAGCTTGTTGGTAGCGCTGTCCAACGCCTGATTGATCGGATCGAGCGATAGGCCGAACTGCTGAGCGCTCTGGCTAAGCGAAGTGAATGTTGCGTTGATCGCGCCGAGCGCCGTCTCGAACGGCCCGGTTTTCTCTACCGTGTCGGTCGAGATCTGGCTTAGCGCGGCGCTGAAGGAATTCTGCGCCTTGCCCAGATCATCATAGGTTTTCGCGAACGCGACTGCGGCCTGGACCTGGCTCGGATCGCTGATGTGCTGCAATGCCATCGTCAGCGTCGAGGATAGACCGGTGAGGTTCTGCGCGGCGGCCTGCGTGGCGGCGGCTATAGCATCCGCCGCGGAGGAGAATTGCTGCGTTACCTTGCCGAGAGGGCCGGAATAATCGAGCTGATAGACAGCCTGCCCGGCCTTGTTCGTGAACACCTGGGCAGAGATCCCGCCCTCGGGCAGACTGCCTCCGGTCGCTTGCGTCAAGCTTTGCAGCGCTGTCGACAGCCCCTTGATGAGCCCAGCCGCCGCGGAGGCGTTTACCCCAGATCCTGATGTGGAAATACCGCCGGCAATTCCAGTGGATAGATCGATCGAGCCGCCGCTCGCGTTCGTCGGCGGCGTTTTGTTCCCGAACAGGCTGCCCAGCAGTCCAGCGGCGCCTATGGCGAGCCCGGCAAACGGCAGCACCGAACCCAGCGTCGTAGAGCCAAACAGCCCCCCCTCGCCCAGCGCCGCCCCTGACAGGGTAGGGCCCTGCAAAGCAGGATTCGCAAAGCCCAGAGTTGGGCCTATTGATGTATTAATAAATCCACCGAGCCCGGTCGTAGAGGCCCCGAGCGTGCTGGTCGCCGCACCTCCCGCCGACTGCCCTATCCCCAACAGCTGGCTTACCAAGCCGCCGCCAGCGCCAAATGTGCCGAGCTGCTGCGCATTCTGCGGCGATACGCCAGAGACGAGAGACCCGAGCAGCGGCTTGATCAACTCGCTCGAAATCACCGTCTCGGCGATCGAAATCAGCGTCTGCTTGAACAGGGATCCCCAGTCGGTGATTTTCTTGCCGCTCAGCACATCGTCGATAGCGCCACCAATCGAGTTCTCGATGGTGTTTGCGATCTCTTGGACTTCCGAGTTTAATCGCCCCTGCGCCGCCTGCGCCTCGCCCACCTTGATGACGAGGTCGGCCTCGGCCTGAGCGGCAGCGGTTATCTTCGTCTTACTGTCGTCGCTGGCATTGGCGAAGCGGGTCTCCAGATCCTGCTTGGTGCGCAGTAGTATCGTCTGCGCCTGGATCTGCTCCGATGTCTGCCCCTGCAGGTCGAGCTGAAGCTGTAGAAGCTGCGTATCCTGCTTGGTCGACTGTGTCCGCAGGTTTAGCTGTGTCGTCTCTTGAGCGGCCTCGTTCGCCTTTAATTGCTCTTCGGTCAGCTGCCGCAGCGCTTCAGCGCGAGCGATCAGCGCGGCGTCACCGGAGGCGTATGCCTTGGCGAGAGTGTCCTGCGTCTCCTGGGCGGCCTGATTGGCGATTTGCGCATCTCTGACTGCGGCGGCGCCGCGCTCACTGGCCGCGGCGAGGTTGTCATTGGCCGCGGTGGTGCGGGTCAGCGCGTCGAGCTGCTGCTGCGATGTCGATATCGCTGTCGTGGCCTGGTCGCGCAGGATGTCGTTCATTCCCTGTTCGATCTGCGCGGTATGGCTCGCCGTATCGCCGAACTTCTCGAGCACATCGCGGGTCGCCTGCACGGCGGCGGTAGCCCGGAGCCCGGCCGCCTCGCTCGCGATGAAGGCATCGGCGATGTTTAGGGCGCCCTGCGAGGCCTGTTTGGCGAGGTCGCTCTCCTTGCCGAATTCAACGCCCGCAGCCGCGAGAGCCTGGCGCTGAGCGTTGGTCGCCAACGTCTCCGCAGTGGTCTTATCTGCCCCATCGGCCAACGCCCGCGTGAAAGTCTCGTAATAGGCAGTGATCCCCTGAGATGTCGCCCCGAAAGCCGCAGCCGCCTTATTCGCATTGCTGAAAGCTTCGGCCTGCTTATTGAGCGCGTCAGTCTGCTGGGCCGCCGTCTGCCCGGAAGCGATATTATTCCCATCTCCGGCAAGCTGGCCGATAGTCGATGATGTATTGAGAGTGCCGAATTGCGACTGAAGGCCAGACACTGTGCGGGGGCCAAACCGCGACAGCGGGATGTTTGCCACAACGGCCTCCTGTACAGCGTAGGGCGCCAGCAGAGCGCTGGGCCACTGACGCAGTATGTCCGGCGAGGCGAATTGCCGCCACGTCGGATCCGTTATCTGGAAATACCCTTGGCCAGGCACTCCACTCTGGCTGTTGATGTCGGAAACTCGCTGAGTAATGTTCTGGCCACCGCTCTCCAAATTCGACAGAGAGCCATAAAATCCAGTGATCTTCGGAGGCAGCGGCGCCGAAGCGCCAGGCGCGCCGCCGCCGAGGAGCTCCGCGCCAGTTTGCAGCATGCCGGACGTGCCCTGCGCGATGGCAGACCCCAAAGCCTTAAAAGCATTGACGACGCTCTGGATAACGCCGTTATTGCCCAGCGCATCAAGGAAGCCATTCCACGCCGCAGCGACATCGCGGAGAGCCCTTTGCGTCGTCGTAAGCGACGCCGTGAAATCGCCGTCGAACCGCTGATGCAGCGCCTGCAGCCCGATCGATAGGTTCCCAGTCTGCCGGATTAGCGCTGCCTGATCGGCCGTGATCGCGTTGAGCGAGAAGGCATATTTTGTAAAACCGTCGACGCCGCCGGTGAGCGCGACTGTCAGCTTTTGCTGCGCCTCGGGCAAGGTGTCGCCTGTGACACTCGCGATATCGCGGGCAAGAGATATCAACTCAGCGGCACGCGCTTGGTTGATCAGCGGGTTTTGCGTTACGCTCTTTACGGACGCCAAAGCTTGTGAGGCCGAGGTTCCACTGTCGCGTATCTGCTCAAAAGCTTTTTGGAGATCGGCGCCGGACGCCTGGCCGTTGGATCCGAGTGACTGCAGCGTAAGGTTGAAATCCTTGATTTGCTGTTGCGTCTCGGCAAGCCGGCCGACCGCGAACGCGAGAGTGCCGAGCCCCGCGACTACCACAGCGATGGCCGCGCCGATCGGCAATAATGCAATCGAAGTAAGCCCGAGATAACGTAAAACGCCGCCAAACGCCGGCGCGGTCTGCGTCAGCTGCGTCGTCAATGTTCGGAAAGCGCCTTCTCCCGAGGCTAGAGACTGGATGGTATTGATCGCGCCGGAGCGCAAGATTTCGAGCTCGGTATACGATAGCCGCGCGCTGCTCCCGGTTGACTGCAATGCGGTTGCGAGCGACGCGCTTTGTTGCTGCAGCTTTTGAGCCGAGGCACTCGCGGCGCTCCCGGCGCTCCCGGTTGACTGCAATGAGGCTGCGAGAGACGCGTTCTGTTGCTGCAGTTGTTGAGCGGAGGCGCTCGCGGCGCTCCCGGCTGTCTGCAATGAGGCGAGAGACGCGTTCTGTTGCTGAAATTGTTGAGCGGAGGCATTCGCGGCGCTCCCTGCTGTCTGCAATGAGGCTGCGAGAGACGCGTTCTGTTGCTGGAGTTTTTGAGCGGATGCACTCGCGATTATATAGCGGTCGGAGAGAAGCTGCGATTGCCGGGTGAATTGGTCTTGAGAAATTGAGCCGCGGTCGAGGGCGGCCTGCAGCCGTCTTACACCATCCTCATAAGTTGCCGTCGCCTTGGCGGCAGCGTCGTTTGAATTTATGAACCGAGTTATGGCTGAGCCGGAAGTGCCAAGCTTTCTCTCGGTTTGGTCGAGGGTCCCGGACAACTTATTGCCGGAATCGATCATTTGCTGATCGGATGCGGCCTTTTTCTGTGCCGAGGCGATATATCCCGAGGCGTCAAGGTCGGCCTGAATTTTTATCTGCGTCAGGCTTACGGCCACGATCGACACCTTGTTATGGCGCAGAAAGCCGCCCAAATCATGCGAATGCGAGAGATTATGGATGCGGCCGGCGTTTCACCTTTAGATCGGGAAATGGCACTGGATTGGTGGCATGGTCGAGCCGGGCGCGAAGCGGGAGGAAATATAAACCGTAGGGCTGCGGCATTTCTCTTCGTGCTGCTCGGCACATTTTTGGCTGTCGCGATCCTTCTGCAGCGGGCCGCACCGCCGGAGATCCAGCAATTCTCCAGCTTCGAAGACTTGTCGGTCCAGCAGTGCAAGCTCAACGAAGACCAGATCCGACAGCTTTGGCAGAGATCGGCGCTACACTCCCAAAACGAGGCGGAGCGCATTGCGATAACAGCAAGCTGGGTAAAGGCGACCGCAGACCTCTGTATTTCAGGGCTCAACGCGAAGCCGAAGCCGCTGCCGGTCGAGCTGCAGCGCTTAGCCCGCTGATCTGGCCTGCATCTTCTCCCAGCGACTCCGGGATTGCTCGGCGGAAAACCGCAGGAACTCCCGGTCGAGCGCCGAGATCCACCGCAGGAAAAAATCGAAGCGCTCTCCGGAGATGCCCATGCGGGTCGCATACCGGTCGATCGATACGAAGGGGATACGCTGGGGAATGGGCTCGATGACGGTCCCGCCCATCGGCGTGCTGATGCCCTGAGAGGCCATCTGACGATCACCATGCAGGGCCCAGAACGCATGCCAGGCAGAGTCCGCGCCTGGAGGGACAAACGCATCATCGGGTTGTCGGGATTTGTCGGCGAGGCCCAGCGCGGCTGCATCGGGCTCCTCTTCGGCTAATTCCTCGAGCCAAGCCGGAATTAAGCCGCCTTGGCTTTCGAGATGCCATCGGAGGAGCGCGACGAGTTTCCCTCCGCACTCGCGGCATATTCGGCATCGATCTCGGCGACCTCGATCGAGCAGCGCCGGACATAGTCCTGCATCGGGCTCGCCGGGTCGCAGAGCATTTCCTCGGCGAAGTCCTTGGAATAGGGCTCCGCGATGCCGCGCCAGCCTAGGAGGATGAACTTGGCGAGGAGCTTACCGTCGGCCTCGTGGGCTTCCTCGTGTGGGACGGGACGCATCTGATACTTCCGGGCGAAGCGCTGAAGCATGCCAGCCCTGGCTGTCTGGAAGTGGCTGTAATTGATGCCGCGGACGAGGAGTTCAGGGACTTCGCCGGTGTCGGGGTCGACAAATTCCGGGAGCGGAATCCATGCCCCCTCGTTTTGCTTATCGAGGTCGCGCTTTAGGCTCTTCAGTTGGAGTGCCATTTCGGTGTCTTTCGGTGTCAAAAAAGGAAAAGGCCGAGTGACCCCGGCAGATCACTCGGCCGTTGCAGCGCCGCGCCCTTGGACCCTCGCCGACACCGATCGACAGAAGGCCCGAGGCTCTGTATCCTCGTCGCTGCCGGGCGCCGAGGAGAATTCGGGAAAATAAAATCTTTGCTTTAATGGCTAGCCGACTCGGCTGCCCAGACGACCCAAAAATCCATCCGGAGAGGGGTCGTGAATACGATCAATTGATTGGCGCCGAGAATCACTTACCGTTTCCCGATTATCCGAATTCCGCACGGGAAAGTGTACTGCTTGGTTTCGCCGCCAACCCGCAACATGCATTCGCCCGTAGCCTCGTCAGCCGTGACGATTTCTCCCGGAACGTCGGCGTAATTGTCGGTACGTACAATCTTCCATCGCCGCTTATTCCTGGGGCTGTCGGATGGTACGATCTTCATATTTTAGGCCCGCCGCTCGTTTCCGCCGCATAGCCTATTCGTAGTAAGGCAGGCGATCGCACAGGAAGTGCGCGTTTGTGGCGACATCGATCGCGGCCTTGAAGTCGAGTGGGATCGTCACGTCCTGGTTTTTCCCTGACACCTGCGGATCGCCTCCGGTAAAGGTGACGCGCGGGAACTGCCAGATGATCGCCTGACTGTCCTTCTGCCACCGGGAGGAAATCGCGGTTGGGGTGCCCGTATAGAGCTTCGCGAGCAGCGTATTGTCGCCGAAGTAGGTTTCGATCTTGCCGGTGACCGTGCATTCGCCGGGGTTGACCGAAACCGGGTTCGGCAGCTGAAAATCATCGACGGTACGGAGATTGTTGTTGACCTGAAAGGTCAGACTGCGTGCCCAATTCGGCGCGATTAACGGCGAGCCGCCCTCAGCCACCCTGCCGACATTCGAATTCGCCGCCATGACGCGACCCGTGGTCGCCGCATCCGGAGCGCTGTCCAGAGATGTCGTCACCTGCTGGCCGCCGAGCCCCGTAAAGTTGGCCGAGCCCGTAATGACCTGCCGCGATGTGATGCTCATCGCGAGTGTGTTGACCTGCATGCCGACGTTTTGGACATAGGTCGGGGTGACTTGATCGAGGAAGCCGACCTCGGTGCTGAGAGATGTCGCAGTAACGCCGTTCTTGATGTAATCGCCGACCCAGACCTTAATGGTCTTGCTGGTGCCGGTATCTGTGGTCCACCCCGACGGCAGGTTGTCGAGCGTGAGCGCATGGGCAGCGATAACGGTAATCCGGACCCAGTCATTAAGCGCCGCAGTGGCGAACTTGTCGCCGGCGGCGGTTCCCCCGATCTTGAGCCAGCGCCCGACCGATAGACCGAGCGTCGTAAAATCGAGAGTGGTTGAAGCGAGCCCGGTCGAGGATGCCGTGATGTCGCCGCTGACGCCGGCAAAGCCTACGACCTTGAGCTTCGCATTTCCTGGAGGGGCGGTCTCTGCGGTCAGGCTCAGCGAAGAACCGACGATCGTGGTCCCCGTCGAGGACGCTACCCGAAAGACTTGGTTGTTCGCAGAGTTTGTGAAGCCGCTCGCCCGAACAAGCATACCCAGCACCGCTGCGGCGCCGCCTGATGCGACGGTATAAGTGTCTGAGGTTGTGCCGGCATCGGTGATGACGCTGTCGGCCGACCCGTCGTTAAAAAACGTCGGAGTGTTCGTCCATACCTCGAAAGCGGCCGACCGCAATATATCCGACAGCGGCGAGTCAGCGTCGGGATATGACATCTCGAAGTTGATAGACCCGCTGGCGGACTGCAGGACTTTGATCGGGTCCGCCGTCATGCGGTCGGCCCGCAACTCGTTCGAGTCGATGTATTGGGGCGCGAAAGTAAGACGCTCGTCGGTGACGCGAGCGGTCCGCATGCGGGGCGTGTTCGGAGTGACGCCGGCCGTCACCTCGCGTACCATCGTCACTTGAACTCTATTGGTTGCCGTCACTTTCTAGCCCCTCCAAAATAGAAAAAGGCCGCCCGGAGGCGGCCATCGCTCGCAAACGAAAGTAGGGCCTATTTAGGGCCCGGCAGCGTCCTCGGCTTGGCCATCGGCTGCCTTCTCCGGCATCGGCTCGGCCGCAGGCTCTGTCGGCTGCCCCTGCTCCTGCGCAGCCTCGATGGGCTCCGCTGGAGGCTCGGGCTTGACTGGTTCAATCATGCCCTTCGCCAGATAGTCGTGCATCTTCAGATGAGACTCGGCGAAATCTTCCTGCGTGACCGTATCGCCAATGTTTAGCCGCCGGTGCGGCAGCGTAATCGGCTGGACAACGATGGCATACATTGGCCTAACCTTACGTGAGTTGCGCCTGGAAATCCGTAGCATTGCCGCTTACCGTCCCATCTGGTGTCGTGCATTGCACCGCCCCGGTGCCCTGCCACTTGTATTTGAAGTTGCCCACTGCGTTTACCAGCAGGTCGTAAGAGAAATTCCCCAGCGACTGCCGCGTAATCTGGCTTGAGCTAAAGGAGAGCGTCTGAACTGCGCCGCTCGGCGGCTTGATGTAAAGCTTGACGTCGCTCGGATCGACTGCGGCTCCGCCTTGTACGGCGGTGAATGTCACAGTCAGCCGAACCAGTGTGTCCACTTCATACGCGGCCATCTATCTCTCGCTGCTGACTGCGGTATGGAGCGCGACCTCGCCAATCACGGCCGCGGCATGAAGGTTAGTCTCTGTCAATGTCGCCCTATGCCGAGGAGCCTCAACCGCGGCCGGCTGGGCTAACAAAATGTCCGCGCCGATCGTCGACCTGAACCGAGGCGCATCCGACCCGAATGAGATGTGCCTAGCCTGATCTACCTTGATCGTGCCGAGGCTGATCGCGACATCGTTTCCCGCTCCGCGCCCGAGCACGATGGCGAAGCCACTGAAGCCAGTGCTAGTGGCAGCCGCGGTTCCCCTCGCTCGCGCCAGCGCTCGGGCAACGCCGGCGACAGCCGAAGCCGCGTTCGCCACACCAAAGGCGGCGTTCGGCGCAACGCCATCGGTGATCTGATTGCCAGCCTGGTCGACGAGTAAATTCGTGCCGTCCCAAACATTCGCCATCAGGCGTCTTCATCGAACCAGAATGGGATCGCTACAGACTGACCATACCAGCGACCGTCTTCTGTTCCGGACTGTCCGCCACCTGGCTCCATCGCGATGCAGACGACATCGGCGAAATTCTGCTCCTCGAAGATCGTCGCCGCGCGGGAAGCGATCTGAAATGCCCGCACCTGGTTCCCGGTGCCCGCAGTGATGAACGCGTGCAGCCAGATATAGCCGTCGCGGCGTACACGGTTTGCGCCTGGGGCCCCGATAGTTGTCGGAATGCCGCCTACCCAAGTCACGTCGACTAGTAAGAATTCCGACGCCTCGGGACGCGATACCGCGTTCGGATAAGCCAGTGGCACCGTCGGCTCAATCGTCGGCCACGCCGCCTCTATCCTCGCCTGTATCGCAGCGAAAACAGTGTCGAGACTCATCCGGAGCTCATCGTCACGACGGCGGCCGGATAGGTCACCGCGTGGCCCTGGCGCCGTCGGGCCCGTCCGCTCGAACCTCTCAGATGATAAGCGCCTTCCAGGTTTATGAACCGCCTGCGTGCCGCGATGATGTTGCCGAAGCGCCGCCGCAGAGCCGAGACGGTATCCTCGACGATGCCCGGCGGCACGGCCACCCGTTCGGCGCCAATCTCGATCTTGCGCGAATAAGGCTGATCGTTGGTGATGATCACCTCGGCGTCCAGAGGAACCGCATCGAGGTCGCCAATGAACTGCGATCCGTTGACCATTACGAACCACGAAGCTTTGTATCGCCCAGACCTCACCGGCGATCGCTGTTCAGCGAAGGCGAGGCCGTAGGAGATGATCTCGGGCCACCAGCTCGCGACATAGACTATCGGGCCTGGCGGCACGACGGTTTGCTCTTGCGCACCCTCGCGGCCATTGACGAAACGGGTATACCCGCTCGGGAACTCTCCAGCCCCCTGAGCGGCCGCAAGCGCCTCTCGCGCCGTCTTGGCGAGCAACGTCGCGATAGCATCCTGGCCCAAGTCAGCCGACGCCACGCGGAGTTCTCGCTCGAATACCTGCGGCCGTGCCATCTCACCCTCTGGTCTGCAGACTCAGGCGGACGAGCTCGTCGTTAAGCCGGACCGGGATCACGTTCTCGACATGGCGGGTCGCGCCGTCGATTATGACCCTGTCGTTACGGCGCGGCAGACGGGGCAATTCCTCGCCGGTCGGCGAGATAATGACCAAACTGTCGCCCTGCAGAATACCACCGACCAGTTCCTGCGGGCTGTAGCCCCGCACGAACGCGCGGCGCGGCTTTTCGACAGATGCGCCGGTATCCACGAAAACCAAGGTTGTGGCTTCGCCGTGCGCTGCTATCTGCCGGTCCAGCGTCGCTATTGCCGACTCCGGACTCATCTTGGGCTGGCCGCGCGATCGTGCCGGCGCGCCTTCGCCCGGGCCGCTAACATGCGCCTACGGATCTCATCGCCCTCAGTCTCGATGTCGATCCCAGCCCGGATACTATCCGAGACGCTTTCTGCCATCGCGGCGCGGACATCGGAGGCCTCGTCGCGACGCGCTGGATTTGCCGCGAGCACGGCTATTCCGACCGCATAAACCTTTTGCTGCCGCTCACGTTCGCCGAGCCAGGCTCGCGAATAGTCGCGCTGCCTTGCGTTAATGGCCTGGCATCTCACGCGCGCCATGTGGATTGTCAGCAGCGCAGCGGAGTCGCTCGCCGGCTGCGGCGCGCCCGGCGCAATCACCGACCAGAGCCGCTGGATGCCTTCAATATCTATTTCCTCTAGGCAGCGACGCACATCGGCCGAATGATCAGTCAATCGTTAGGACCGTCGAGTTCGTCAAGACCGGTTGCACGCCGTTGCCACAGAGCAGCGAAGGCGACAAGACGCCAGCCATCAATATCGGCGCCGAGCCGCCGCCGGTTTTCCCCACCGAGAAAAAGCTCGCCGTTCCTGTGCCGCCGGTGCCCAGCGGGAAATTGATGTCCGAGACCGGCGACGCGGAATTCCCGGACACCACCATGCCGCCGGCCCCGGTCGCGCGGTTCGTCGAGGCGCGAGCATACGACGTGTAGCCGATCTCGTTTGTGAGCATATTGCCGACGTCGGTCGGGTCGCCAGTGTGCAACCCCCACGCGAGTTGCGTCTGCGGCGATGAGGCTGCATTGTCGGCGTAATTCGCCCACGCGGTCGCCGTGAAGATCATTGCCATGATGGAAGTTTCGACCGAGTCACTGAAGCCAGCCATTTAATGCGCCGTCGTTTTCTCGATCGTTGCGGATCCGGAAAGCGTCGTGTTCCGCCATCCGAGGATTATCTTCAGCTCGTGATAGTAGGGCTGTCCGCCGAGTGCAGCGGTATCGGCTGGCGCTATGGCTATGACCATCGTTCCCATTGTCGGGCTTGCGATCGTAATGCCGCCTCCGTAAGCCGACGTTTTTGTGATTAAGATCCTCGACCGGTCGTAGGCGTCGGCGAGAAACCACTGCGCCGAGGCGCCTGTGAGATTGAGCGCCCCGCCGCCCATATCGAACAAGCTGACATCGAGCTCGCAATCGTCGCCGGCGAGCAACTGCAGATCAACCGCGCCTGAGTCGAACGGGATCTGCGTGCGCGAGATGCGCCCGACGTCGCTGTTCGCAATGAGGCCGCCTTGCGCGGCGATGCCCGCTGGGTTGCTCGCGTAGTCGAACCGCGTGTCGATCGTAAAGGCGCCAGCCCCGACGAACGCTGCGGTATCGCCACGCGACGCGACAGCGGCAAACCCGCCCGATATAGCGAAGCTCGCTCCAGCCTGCTCATTGAGCACGAACGCAGGCACAAACCCACCGCCGGCGGCAAACCCTGATATCGCAGCCAGGCTTACGACCGCGGCGCCATCGAGCCCCCCAGCGCCTGAAAAGATCGCATCGCCATCGGGCATCTTACGGTCCCTTCAAGATAATCCAATTGCCATGGATCGGCGTGTACGTAATGATGATCAGCCCTTGAGCGCCGGCGCCGCCGAAGCCGCCCGGCGCCGCGCTAAATCCAGCCCCAGCCCCGCCGCCGCCGTATAATCCGCCTGCGCCACCTTGGCCGCCGGGGTTCACATATGCGAAACTGTTGTCGCCGCCCCCGCCACCACCGCCACCACCGGAACCATGGCTCGAATCCCACTCAACTCCGTTGCCGCCATCCCCACCGGCCTCGCCACCGCTGCCATCGCCGACGCCGCCGCCGCCGCCCGAGCCGTGAGAGCCAGACCCGCCAGCAGTAACTACCGTGCCGCCTGCGCCGCCAGCTGTATTGTCGTTTCCTTTGCCGCCATCGCCTCCGTTGCTGTCCACGCCTGAGGCTACGGCACCATCGGTTGCAGACCCTCCGCCATTGCCGCCGCCGCCGGAGCCGCCATAGTTCACATTGCTACCACCAGCCCGGCCGGCACCACTTGGACCGGCAGCTCCACCACCGCCAGCGGCGCCAACGCCGAACGTTGCCTCACTCGCACCTGTCCCGCCGCTGCCTCCAGCGAATTTGGTCGTACCTACGCCGGACCCGGTAGAGCCGCCTAATCCGCCGGTGCCTTGCGTTACGCCACCGCCGCCGCGACCACCTTGCGCCCCAACAGATGCCGCGCCCAAAGAGGCGCCATTAAACCAGGTGTCGCCTCCGTTGCCCCCCGCGGCGTTTTGGCTACCGGATCCGGCTGCTCCTATCGCTATTGTGATAGAGGCGCCACCTGAAAGCGCCAGATTGCTTATCTTCGAATAGCCGCCGCCGCCGCCGCCGCCAGCACAATTTGTGTGATGACCAGGGCCTTCTCCGCCACCGCCACCACTAATACACTCGATGGTGTTGATGCTCGACCAATCGTTCGGAACTGTCCAAGACGTCCCAGAGGTCAAATAAATCGTCGTCATTTACGACGCTGGCATCCTGCCCCTTAGTCGGCCGCGGAATGCGCGCCGGCGCGCGCCCGTGGCAAATCTCAACAGATTGCCTGCCGCGAATACCCACCCGGGTTCGGCCATGACATTGGGAACCAGCGATTGACCCGAGAAAGCCATATCGCCGCATCCAGGATCGATCTGGTGCACCGAGACGACGCTCCCGGCGACATCAACCATCGCCGCGCGATCGCCAGACGGGGCAGCTCTGGTTGCCGCGTTGACCAGCTGCTGAAGGCCGGCGAGCCCAGCTGCCACGGCATATTGCGCATCATCGATCGTCAGGACAGCTTCACCCTGCCCCATCAGCGGCACCGGATCTCCACCTGTCACGACTGCGCGCAGGCGCCCGTAGCCCTTGCCGTAAATGAGCCCAACAGCCATGGGGTCAGGTTTGCAGTGTGTAGGTTGCGTAAGGCGATATCGAGATGCTCAGCGGGCCTCCGGAGAGGTTGAGCACCAGCGGGGCCCAATATGTCGGCGTGCCGCCGAGGGCGGCTTTGATCGAAAAATCGTTGAAGCTATAGCGCGTATTCGGCAGCAGACCGACGCCGCCGAGGCGCTGCACGAAGTTCGTTTGTGTGGCGACGCCGATCATCGCGGACTGATCGAGCGGAGAATTCGGATCTATCCCGTCCGTGAAGTGCTGCGGATCCTGCGCGATCGCCAGATAGAGCACCAGCGAGCCGGCCGGGTCGATAAGCGCGCCGGTCGCCAACGAGATGGTACACCAATAATCGAGATATGCATCGCCGCCCACATATCCCAGGCCGCGCGCCCAGCCTGCCGGGAGGCCGAGGAGGGACTGTGCTTGCGGGAAAGATGCGGCGGCGGCGAAGCCCAAATCAGCCGCCCACGATCTTCGCCAATATCTGCGGCATTTGACCTTGCTGGCTCACAGAAGAGCCCGACAGCAGCGTTGAGACTGCCTGCAACCCCGACAGCAACGATCCGAGGTCGCTGGCGGAGATCGCGCGCGAGAGTCCAGTAATGGCTCGAATGTCAATCACATGCCCGCTAGTCGGGCTACCATCCTGCGTTCCGAGAGAACCGTCGGAATTCACCGCGGCGGTAGCAAGCGCGGCCAACGTCGTTCCCAAGGTCAACTGCGTGTATTGAGCAGACAGCTGGTCGATCTGCACCTTGGCGGCGGCTAAGGCCTGCCCGACGCTGATCAAACCGTTGGCCATTTGCACGGCCTGGGACTGTAGCGTGGCCATCTGTGTTTCGTTGCTCCCTTTTAGGCGGTCTTCTCGAAGAAGCCCCAGTACGCCGTCGGCGTCCCTGAGACAAAAGCCAGATCGGCTTGCTGGAAATCGATGGACGAGAGCTGCGTGCAGAGTTCGCCCCAAATGTCGAACCCATCGTCGACCCATCCGACAGTCGTCGGCACAAACCGCCGCGACGCGTTCATGACGAACAACTTGCCGCCAGGAACGAGCGCAGCCTTGATACGCGCGATATCCTCTCTAGGCTTTGCGACGTGTTGCAGAGCCCATACCGACACCGCCGCCTCGACCTGGATCCCAAATCCGAGCAGCTGATCGAAGATGCCGGGGAGACACGGCAGGAAGTTGTCCGAAGCGACGTATTGCAGCGAAAAGCCTATCATCGCTGGGCTGATATCGACGCCCATAACATGCCAGCCGTCTTGCGTCATCGGCTTCGCCAAGCGGCCTATCCCGCATCCGTAATCGAGACAGCGAGCCCCACGGGTCAGCCGCGGCATATGCTCGCGGATCAGGCCCATGAGGTACGGGGTCTCGGTCTCCCAGCGCTGCTTGGTCGACCGCACGCTGTCAGGCGTCAGGATGATGCCCTTGGCATCGTCCATCGACGGTCTGTCGAAAACACCTGCCCAATATGTCGGAGAGTAGATCGCGGACGCCCCATCCGGCCTCGGGAAACCACTCATTTCTGGGCCATCCAATCCATGACACTACGGAGAGCCGGATTTTTAAGCGCATATGGCGAAGCCGCCCGAAGCCGCTCTGCAAGAGCCTCGCGCGGCAATATCCGCGGCCAGTGCGCGCAGTTGTGATACCCGAATGTGGGCCCAGTGACCAGCGCGCATTCCACGGAGAACCGCTGCGCTACATGCTCAGGCGCCCAAGCAAACCCGTCCATCTCCAGTCGCCCTCTATAAAGGCGACAGATCGCATCGTCTTCCGGGAATTTTAGCGGATATGCTTCTGTCGCGAGCCGTTCCGCGAGAGCCTTGGAGCGCAGCGAAAAGCCACCGTTGCCGACATTGCTGCCCGGGCGATAGCCGAGCTGATGCCACACCGATCCTTCGCCGCACGGCCACGGCGCGCCGATGTAGTCGTATTGCAGGAACTCGTCGGCCCATTGCCCGGCGTCGAGGACCCAGCTATCCCACTGCAGCCAGATCATGTGCGGCGCCATCAACAGAGGCGGCACCTGGTGCCACAATGCAGCCATCGCCGCCGGGTATCCGCCGTCGAAGAAATGATATTCCGCGCCAGAAACCCTGACCATGTTTGGCGCGTCGGTTAGGATGATGATCTGCTCGGGCTCGATCTGCCTCAGCGAGTCCTCGATCGCCATCCGCGTCAGCTCGTGGGCCACGTTGTCGATCGCGACCATCGCTATCGGAAGCTTGAGGCTCATATCTGGCGCAGGTTCCACTCTTTGAGAAATGGCGTGCGCTCGTGGAGCAGCTTCCCAAGGCCGGCGAAGATCTGCATCAAGTCCGCTTGACTGACGACTAGCCGCATCGTCGGCTCAAGATGGTTGCCGTTGTAGAAGAACAGCTGCACATCCCCGTCGCCATCAGCGCCACCGGTGCCGATCGCGCATCCGAACCAGCCCGTAACGCGCGTTTCCGGGAGCTGCAGCGCTTCGTGATACCAAAGCCCGACGTGCTCGGGCCCGAACGGAGCCGGCGGCAGCCCTAGCGTCACCATGCTAGGGGCCGGCGGAAGATCGCCCCATGCGCCCTGCGGCAGATCTTCGGCCGGCGGCGCGGCTAACTCTTCTTCGATCGCCACGATTACGTCACCTGAGAAGTTAATGCGCTCCCCGCGATTATCAGAGAGTCGCCCGAAGTGATCGCCCGAGCCGTCGCAAGAAGTCCGTACCACAACTCGTTGCCGGCGTTCGTTGCCATCGCGCTATCCATGATCGCGATCCCGGATATGTTGCAGTTCGACGAAAACGGGCCGAACGTCATCGCGTTGACGTTGAAGGCGCTCGCGCCCGTGCTGTCGCCCCAGGTGCAGCTTTGCCTGGAATATCCGGATGCAGTTCCCGGTTCTCCGACGAAGGCGGCATTGCCAGGACTGCCCGTCGAGAGCGCGCAAAGCCAAGCTGCCGGCTTATTGTTCGTCGAGCCGCGATTGACATAGTCCAGCATCGCGCGCGCGGCATAAGTGGCCACGTTCGACATCAACGGAATCCTTTCAGCGGTCTATACCAGGTAGCCGGCAACAGCGGACTGTCTTTCAGCTCGATCGCAAGGTGATGCTCGAACGGCCGCGCCCCGCGTGCGCGGATCCAGTCGACCAATTGTTCGAGCCCCTGGCGAAGCTCGGTCTTCTGCTCGAAGCCCAGAAGCTGGCGCGCCTTGTTCGAGGAACAGACGGCGCGCCGTACCTCTCGCGGCCTCCCGGGGAGATATTCGGCCGGGCCTCGATATCCGACAATCTCGGCCAGCAATGCCGACAATTCAACGATGGAGACCTCCCCGCTATCGGGGCCAAGATTGATGATCTGGCTTCTGGTTACGTCGTCGAGACCCATGCGGGCCAGTCCCGGAACGACGTCGTCGATGTAAGAGAAGCACCTCACCTGGCGTCCGTCGCCGTAGATCTGCGGCGGCAGGTCCTGCAGCATCCGGTTTGCGAAGATAGCCGCGACGTTGCGGTAAGGGTCGACGTATCGCTGACGCGGGCCGTAGATGTTGTGCGGCACCGCGATTGACCACTCGACGCCATGCGTCTGCGCGAGGTTGATCAGCAGTCGCTCGGCCGCCTCTTTTGCGATCCCATATGGGTCTACCGGCGTGACGGTCCTGTGCCAGCTGCCGGCGGAATTCGACTGATCCTCGATGAACGGCAGGTTCACGTAAGGCTCGCCGTAGCGGGCCATCGTGCTGGTGAAGACCACGCGTTTGACGCCCGACGCAATGGCCGCCGAGAACACCGCAGCCGAGCCCGCATAGATGTTGCGGCTGATGAAGGCTGGCGAGAAATTCGACGCCCCCTCATAAGCGGCGGCAGCGCAGTGGTAGACAACGTCGAACCCTTCGAGATCTTCAGGGACAAGATCAATGATGTTTCGCCACGCAAACCCCACTAGACCGGTCAGATTGTCCAGCGAGCCGGTCGAGAAATCGTCGCAGCCAAAAACCGTGTGCCCTGCCGCCGCCAGGTGATCAGCCAGGTGCGATCCGAGAAACCCGGCGATGCCGGTTATGTAAACCCTCATGCCACTTTGAACGCCGCGCTGCCGAGGACATCGGCGCGAGGAGAGTGGAGCGCCTTGCATGCCGCTATCACATCCTCCGACGTGAAGACGCCGGCGATCTTCTCCCGGGCACGCGCCGGGTTCTGCAGCCACGCTCGCGCAGTCGACACAATGGCCTCGACAGTGACGTCAGACACGCAGGCGGCGCCGTCGTTTTCGGCGTTGGGCTTGCACCAGGTGTTATCGTTGTGCAGCCGATGGCAAGGCCAGCACGGCACCCTCTGCTGATCGGCGATCAGCGTGGTCGCATTGACGAAACGTTTGGTGATGTTCTCGGCGCTGGCGTGCGACAGGATGACGATCTTGGGGATCGGAAGCATCGCGACCGCCCACATCGGACCGGTATCGACCGTGACGACGAGGTCGCATTCCCGAAGCTGCGCCAGACTGCGCCGGATCGGCCAATTCGTCACCTCTCGATTGGGATCAATGCAGGTCCGCAAACCATCGACAGTGCCGTGATGATGGCGGACTTGGCGGTCGATCTCTGTTGCGATGGCCTGCTCTTTATCCGGGCCACCGAAGAGGGCTACAGTCGCGTCTAATTCGCCGATGAGGCGCGCGACAGCGATGTGACCGCGCGGATGACGTTTATCGATGCGCGTTCCTGAGCACACCCATCCGATGACGGGGCCTGGGCGGCCTTGACGGATCTTTTCGTTTTTGTCCTGCTTGGCGCGGCCGACCTCTTCGTCCGTAGGGTAATACTCCGGCCCGATCGGCGCATAAGGCAACTCGCATATATCGTGTACCGTTTCCAAATAATTCTGGAAACAATGCTTGCGGCGCATGCTGTCCGGCCAGAAAAACTGAGTTTGCCCCGTGAACAAGGCGCGGATCATCTCACAGGAATGCGAGAGGTGATAGAATGCGTCGTACTCTTTGGCCCGAATTGCAAACCATTTCTGCCAATCATCTGGGCCGGTCCCCGGGAAATCGCCGTCGTCCTTAAAGGTCAGCTTGTCGATATGAGGATTGTGCTCGAAGACCGAGGCGTTCGGGCCTCGACCGGTGATGACCTCGACCTTCCCATATTTCGCCTTCAGCCCTGGTAAGACGCTGGTAGCGATCAGATTATCGCCGATACCGCCAAGCCGGCAGATTGCCGCCCATCCCATAAAATTACGCTGCCCCTTTAAGCGACGACTGGAATTACGAACGGATCCAGCATCTGCATCACAGCCTGCGGGATAGTCCCGACCGGACCGCCGCCACCGCCGATCGGCGTTTGCGCGTATTGCATAGAGCCGACCCCTTCGACGGTTTCGGCCCGCAGATACGGGTCCCGCGTCGAGAACGAGAGCCGGCCCGCCTGGCGGTTGGCGATCACCATCATGACTGCGGCGTGCTCGATCTCAGGCGGCAATGGATTGGCCTGAACATCAGCGCTTGGCAGGTCGTAGCCGGCATCGTAAGTGACCGAGCAATCCGTGAAATCCCATGGCACGCGGCGAAGGTCGCCGTCGAGCCGGTAGAGGAATCCGGAGTCGGACTGGCCAGACGCCGTGAGGTCGAGTGAATACTGCGCGGGGTCGATGGCCGCTCCGTCGAGCAGAACTTGGCCTATGGTGATGACCGGCACATTTTGAAGCGCTATCGCGAAACCCGCTCCCGCCGGCGCCATCGGCCACGCCGGAGCCTGAACATCCGGAGCTCGGAATGCCCACCCGATGCCTATCGACGAATGGAAGTCGTCGCGATAGGTCTGCCGCGCGAAGACCCGGCTGCAATATTGCTGGATCAGGCTCGATGCGATGGCGATCTGTCTCTGCCAATAGACGTCAGTGGCTGTGTCAGTGACGTCGAGATCGAGCTTCAGGTTGCGCAGCGTCGTTAATCCGGAGGCCGTTGCCGCGGCGGTGACGACGGTCGAGCGATACACAGATTATGACTTGCGGTCGGGGCCCACCTTGCGCGCTTCGCCGGCCGGACTCGGCGCGCCGCCAGAGCCCAGCGCGGGCTGCATGTCTTTTGGGCGAGCCGGTTCCGCCTTCACTGTCTCTTCAGCCTTCTGGGGTTCCGGCTCGTCTGTGACGACAATAGCCGCCGCTCGCCTCAGCCACTTCTGCGCGAAATCGTCGGGGAAGTCGTGAACCTCGCCGGCGCGGAATGGCATCGCCCATTCCTCCGGCCGCGTGTCTCTGACGAATTTGAGTTTCATCACGCGATCGCGCTCGGCAGCGGCCCGCTGCGATATCGGGGCTCGCTGAGAATTCCGATCACGCACGCGAGCTGCGCGCCCGTGCCGACATCGGGAAGCAGAATGTTCACGTGGTTGAAGCCGTTCGCGCTATCGAGCATGTTCGGCAGGACATCGAACACGTAAATCCCCTGCTGATTGGAACTGGTCGCATCCGTCCAGATGGTCGCCCCCGCAGCAAGCGCGGTGTTGGCAAATTGCTGGACGCCGGCAAAGGTCCCACCGATGCTCGCCATCAAGGTCCCGCGCTTGTAATCGACCCCATGCGGATTGAACGCGAGGGCCTTGGCCGATCCGCCGTTTTTGTCGGTCGCCTGCTGTAACGTGAAGTTCACGTTCTCTCCGGCGGTCCCTGCCGCTTTCAAGACGACGATGCTCAGGCGGCCATATCCGCGCATATCGACCCATGCGCCCACTGTCGCCCCGCTGGCTAGATCAGCTGGGATAGCCATAGAGACGATCTGGAATTCCTCGGTGCTCAAGAGATTGGGCATGCGATACTCCTCTGATCCGGCTTACTTACCGGGCCGCCAAGACAATGAATGGTGATAGCGTCGAGGCGCCGTCGCGGCCGGTAACTGGGGCGTTCCACCAGGGCTGCCCACCAACCCGCATAGTGAAACGGAAGGCGACCAGATCTTGGTCAAACCAGAGATGGATGCTGACGTCGGTTCGCAGGCTGTTCGCGTCGCGACCCTGACCGGTCTTGATCAGCGTCATATACTGCGCCAGGTCGACGAAGATGATGTCGCCGACATTGCCGATGATATCAGTGGTCTGGGAGACCATGACCGGACGGCCCAAAAGGGTCCCGTTGCCTATGTTGGCTTGCAATCCGCTCGGCGGCAACCACACCGGTTGCGTGCCAATCACCAAAAGGGGCAGGAACGCTGTCGCAGTAGGATGGATAAGCCAAACGGCAGTACGCTGAGAGGCGACAGGCATCGCTGCGTACATCTTGGCGATATTCGCCGCAACGATGGTGTCGGCGGTCTGGGCGCCCTCGGCCGCGACAGTAAGCAGTGATCCCGAGTTAAGGAAACCGAATGGTTTGCCGATCCCATCACCGCGAACGATCGCGTTGCTGACTACGAAGTCCATCTTCTCCGGCGCCTTGCGGCGGATATAGGCGTCAAGCGCCGGCGCATCCTCAAGGAGCTCCTCGGTGATCGGCACCAAGCAGGCCAGGGTATTGGCGCGGACCGTCACCTGTTCGAGCGCAGGCTTGCTCTGCGTCTTCGTCTGAGCCTCGGATACCCAATAGGCCTGGATACCGCCTGTGGTCTGCCATGGGGTCGTGTTGTCGACCGGGATGGTGACGGAGTTCGATGAGGTCGGGATAGTGTCAGTCAGCGACATCAGCGATCCCTCGCCCATGACGCGCTGGACGATATCAGCCCGGATGTCCGGGGGCACGGCATAGCCGCCATCGGCGCCGACGGCTTCTTGTGAATAGGTCGATGCCGCCGCATTCTCGATGCTGCCGCGCAACCGATTGTCCGGCTGCCCGCCAAGCGCCGCGTTGCGGACCGCTAGAGCGAATTCACCGCCGTTGCGCCATCCCCACATGCCTGGGGGGCCGCTACGCGGCTGAGCCGGAACCGAGGGGCGGCCATTGGTCAGGTTTCCGCCATTCCCCGGCTGCCGGCTGCCACCATCCTCTGTGGTGCGCCTATTGGCGCCAGGAGGCGGGCTCTCTGTCCGCTGGAGATTGTCGGCCTGCCTGCGCAACTGGATGCGGTCGGCTAACCGATTGATCTCATTGATGAGATCAGGCATGCGCCGAGCTTCTTCTTCGGTATAATCACGGTCGTCCTCGTTGGCGGCTGCCTCTATGGCATCGAACTCAGCTACCAAAGCATCTCGGCGCGAGCTCAAGCTTTCGACCGATGGCGCGGCCATAAAGACGATACCCGGCGACGAAAAGGCCCTACCAAGCGCCACTGCGCTCGCATCTAACATCTTGACCCTCCGAAAATGAAAAAGCCGCCCAGAAGGCGGCGCCTAGGACCCCGTTACCGGGACGGGATCTTACGAAGCGCGCCGGAGCGCGGCGATGCGGTCAGCCAAGGCCGCGCGGTTAGGCTGTAATGACCGTGGCAGGTTCCGGAACATCCGCGGCTCACGAAGGCGAGCCGCCACTTTCCCTCGGTTCTCGACGAGCACGTCGGCAAAGCCTTTGTCGATGGCGTCTTTGCCCGACATCCAGGTCTCGACCGCCATCAAGCCGCGGATTTCGTCGACAGGCGTCCCGCTGCGCGCCGCGTAGACCTCAGCGATAGTTCCGGTTACTGAATCGAGCAGATCGGCCATTTTCCTGTGATCATCCGCATTCCCGAGCGTCCCGCCATAGGCGTCGTGGATCATCATGAAGCCGCCCTCGGCGATGCGGATCTCGTTTCCGGCCATCGCGAGAAAGGAGGCGGCCGATGCGGCAATGCCGTCGACGTGCACGACGATGTTCGCCGGGTGCGCGACCAGCAGCGAATACATTGCCTTGGCGTCGAAGACGTCGCCGCCGTCCGAATTGATCCGTAAGCCAATCGTCTTTACTGGGCCGAGCGCCCGAAGGTCTTTGGCGAAAGTGTCTGCCGATATTCCACCGCCCATCCACCCGCCACTGCCGATGAAATCATAGACGAATATCTCAGCGGCATCAGAACCGCTCGCCTTCTCCATCCGATAGGTTGCCGCGGTCGGCTGACGATTTTTCACAAGCGGAGTGACGCCAGGCATAGTTCAACCTTATTCGTCGAGGGTTAGGACATAGAATTGCTGACCATCGGCGGAGATCCGCCGCAAGCGCACTCGAGACAGATCGGACTGGCGGACGCCAATCGACACAGCATCGGCGAGCACGAATATCTCTGCATCGCTGCCCGGCGGCCCTTGCTCACCATCTCGGCCCTGCGGTCCAGCCTCGCCGCGCTCGCCACGGAGCCCACGCTCGCCGCGCCTGCCTTCTGCGCCCGATGGCCCGATAGGCCCAGGCTCGCCCTGAGCGCCGCGCGGCCCGGCAATGCCGAGCTCGCCCCGAGCTCCGCGCACGCCTTCTTCGCCACGCTCTCCCGTCGCGCCAGGCTCGCCGCGTTCGCCTTGGGGACCCCGCGCCCCGACAGCGCGACCAAATACCCCTTCGACTCCATCCGAATAGACGCCCCGGAGCATCCCCTCATCATCTATCCATGCTTTGGCGATCCACCGGCCGTCGCGCCCAGCATCGCCACGCTCGCCACGCATGCCTTGCGGGCCGACTTCGCCCCGAGATCCATCTCGACCAACTGCCCCTGGCTGCCCATGCTCGCCGCGCTCTCCACTGACGCCGTCCCGACCTGGCTCGCCTTGCGGTCCAACCTCGCCCCGCTCTCCAGCAAGACCAGTCGGCCCTTGTTCTCCACGCTCGCCGCGCTCGCCATTTATCCCGTCGCGGCCGGGCACTCCCATCTCGCCGCGCTCGCCGGCAACGCCGTCGCGGCCCGGCAGGCCAGGCTCTCCGCGCTCGCCGTTTAGGCCGTCGCGGCCGAGCTCACCATCACGCCCAGCAATACCCTG